ATGAGTTGTAAACATTTCAGAAGAAGAACTAAAAAAGGAGTTATTTATTTTTACTGTGCTTTACATAGAAAAAATATAACTTATGATGATTGTAAAAATTGTGATGATAAAGAATACAGAGTTCATAAAGGCTTTAAAAAACCAAGTTATAAGAAGATTAAGAAAGAAAAAGAAAGGTTTAGTATAATTTATACCGATTTTGACAAATGTTGCTCCTGCGGGCTTAAAAAGGGGCAATTTGATGGCAGAATAAATCTTCCTACTAGAATTGACAAAAATGAAGTCTTTGAGGGTTCTTACAGACAAAGGTCAATTGATGATGGTATGGTATGTCCTTTATGTGTTTACTGCCATAATAAGTTTCATACTGATAGGTTATTTAATTTGAAATATAAAGTAATGTTTCAAAAAGAATATTTAAAAAATCACACATTAGAAGAATTTATCAAGAAATATGGCAAAAACTACGAAGAAACACTAATTTTATTTAAGAAAAACCAATAATTTTGTTTTTTTGTAAAAATAAGCACAAAAAAAGAGCTAGGCGATTAAACCTAGCTTTTTAATTAATATAGTTTTACATTATCCCATCTTGTTGTATTATTTTTGATGTTTAGATTTACTTGATTTTGGACTTCATTATATCTTGCACCTAATTTGTTTTTCCTTTCTTCTCCATTCCCAAAATCTCCTCTGATGGTCTTTTTAACAAGTGTTAATAAATCATCTTCTTTAGGAGTTGGTGTTGGTTGTGGTGCAGGTTTAATAGGTTCAGGTTTACCAAAGCCTTGATTAACCAAAGTTTGAACTCTTGCATATCTACTTCCAAGTTTGATTTTTCTCTCTTTCTTATTACCAAACTCTCCTGTCCATACCCTTTTAGCTAAATCTTCATCACTTACATTAGGAAATGGGTCTGCAGGTGCTTCTTTATAATCATATTTTTCAGCATCTTCCCAAGGACTACTTCCTACATACTTCATACCAAGATGTAAATGAATACCTGTTGAATAACCTGTTGTTCCTGTATATCCTAATATAGTATTTTTATTTACTGCTTGACCTTTTCTTACTGATATACTATCAAGATGATAATGTAATAGTCTTATAGCAAGTCTAGGATACTTAACCCAAACAAAGTTTGCTTTACTTGAATCAGTTCCTGCAGATTCTACAATACCATCTTCTAATGCATATTGAGGTATCTTCTTACCATAAGTTCCATAATCAACTCCATTGTGAAATTTTCTTGCTCCACTTATTGGGTCATTTCTCCATCCAAAATAAGAAGTAACATAATGTTTGCCACCTCTAAATATTCTTTCTGATAATTTCATTATTCATCCCCTCTTACATCTTCTTTTGCTTCTTCAACATCATGAGTTTCAGGTCTATTATCAAATTCTACATCAGTAGGTTCTGTTTCTTCTATTTCTACCTTTGTATCTCCATCAAACTCAATATCTAATGCACTAATTTCTAAAGTTTCTAATTCTTTTATTTCTTCCATTTTTCTTTCTCCTTTTATTTATTTAATTCTTTGTTAGCTTTTTGACCTAACAAGTATGTTCCTATAACACCTTGAATTACAGCTATTACTTGAGCAATTTGAATTGCATAAGGAATTGTTATTCCATCTACTGCATTAATTCCTACAACTAAAGCTGATAAGATACCTAATATATTTGTTGTATATTTCGCTATCTTTTTTACCTTTTCCATGATTACCTCCTTTCATTCAATACATCTTCTAAATAATATTTCAATTTGTTAATGTCATCTTTTTGGTCTTGCGACATAGGTTCATGTGGCTTTTGAGTATATTGAATTGATATATAACCTATTGGGTCTTTTTTGTTATTCCTTATAACTCTTATATAGAACGATTTAACCTCTAATATTTCTTTAAGTTGAATTGCATGAACATAATCTTCAGCAAACTTTTTCATATCGGTATATTCCAATACTTTTTTTGTAATAATATCTTCAATATATCGAGGAACGAAGTCTATAAGTATATCTTGAATTAATTTTTGTTTGCTATCTACACCCTCACGAACTACTTCGTATGTGCAACTAAACTTTGTCGCACTTTTACCACTTGCATAATGTTTGCCATTATGAAAATCAATAATTTGAATTCTATCAGCACCTAACTTTTCTCTTAATTTTTCCATACGATTAACTATTTCAGAACTCGTATTAGCTTGTTTAAGTAAATTTTTACTAACATTATTCTTATCTTTTCTTCTTTCTTCTTTAATTATTTTCCATGATGTAACTATCGTTGAAATCAAAGCAACAACAGATAATATTATCTTGTCTATTTCCATATTATTTCTTCATCCATTCCCTTTCCCACTTTCTTTCTAACTTTTTCTTCTTCCATATAAAAAACAACCTTTTTATAGGTTTATTTCTATATCGGATAATATCCCTTTCGACATATATTAACTCTTCTTCTATATGTCTTTTTCTTTTTTTCATATATTCCTCTTACAAATAACTACATATTGCTCTTATAATCGTTGGTGTTGAATTTCCAAACATTCTTAAATAACTATTTCCATCTCTCAAAGTTGACATTAATAAATAATATGTAGTTGTTGTTTCTATATTTATTTCCTTTTCTAAAAACACAAAATCAAAAACTGTCACAGAATTTGTAGATGGAATTGCATTGTATAATGCTACTGTCATATCACGTTCAGTTTCATTATTAGTTGTTTTTGACAAAGTCATTATAACCCAATTGTCAACAATGTTAGTTCCTTGTCTTAAAGCTAACGCTGTGGAACTATAACTTAATTTCCAACATCCAACTGGAACTTGTATATTTAGATTTCCTATATTATACCAACCCCCATTGATAGGATTGTTTTGTGTTAGTATTTCTTCAATTTTAACTTCAATAGTCCATTTATTTTTATCCATAGGAAAATCATAAGGTGCTTTTAGCATTGAATAATAAAATTCAGTAATTGCACTATTCTCTAATATATAATCTGTTCCCATGAATAATGTTATTTGGCTTGTTGTTATTTTAGTTATTATTCCATATTTAATGTTAGTTCCTTGTTTAAATCTAACTTTCATACCAACACTTAAAATATTTGTTAAATTTTTATCTGAATTTATTACACTTGTTTTTACTGTGTTATCCCAACTTAAATAAGTTAGTGTTGGGTCAACTTGAACTTCATGCCAACCTTTACTATCAACCCTTTTATCTACTGTCTTAATCGCATTTTCAACATTCGTTTGAACTTGATTAAGATTATCAGCATCAATCGGTGTTGCAGTTGATGGTGCATCTTCGAAATTTATTTTTGTCATATTTACTGCCATATATTACCTCCTATTTAGCATATCCATATACAAAGACTGTTGCTGTTGCGTAAGCAGTCCTTGATACTACATTTCTTACATCTTCAACAGGCGTATTATAATCGTGTTGAGTTGTTGGTTCTCCATTTGATAACACGAACATATTAAGTCCTGTTTGTAGACTATCTTTTATTTCCGAACTTACTACTAATTGTCTATCAAAGTTTGGTGCAGTGTAGTTATTAAAAGCACTTGTAATTGGTGTTGATAGAGTATAGTCTTTAAAAGGGAAACTATTATACACTTTCATACCACCACCGATTGCACGATATAGATTAACATTAGTAAGCTTTCCATATTGATTAATATAAATATTATCATAATATTGGTCTCGATAATACCAATCGGCATGATGTGTTTTATGTTGTTCCAAAACTATAAATGCTCTTTCTATTTTAAAACCAGTTGGTATATAAATTGATAATAGCAAGTCGTTTTTAACAAGTTCAAAACCTCCACCCATTTCACTATAAGTGAGTACTCTTCCTATATTTCCATCTCCTGAATATTTAAGCAGAGTATAAAGACCTTGACCACCAATTATTTCAGTACTATCTGCAAGTTTTAAAGTTCCACCTTTAATTGTTGCATTATTCATTGTTGCATTACCCTCCAAATCTACGACAAAACCATCATTGATTGTAGTAAGACCCTCAAGTGATAATACTTTTGACTGTAGTTTGATATTATCAGGTGCTAAATTAAGTCTTGATGCAATTTCTTCTCCATCAAGTTTTTCACTCACTGATAATTCAATTTGCCCTTTTGCTACTTCAATAGACGCATTTAATTGTGCTTCAGTTACGAATTTTTCAGTAAAGTCATTCTTAATAGCATATTCACAATCAATAAACACATATCCATCTCCCACTATTGATAAGGTATTATTTCCCTCAAGTAGTTCAATTTGTATTGGTGGATATTCAATTATTTCTTCAGTAGGCAACACTTCAGTTTCAAAGTAATTAGTCCTTTTTATCCAAGTCGTTTTTTCTTTGGTTATTATAAACTCATCTTGCACTCCATTTATTGTATGTAACCAAAAATGAGGCAATTTATAATATCTTGTATCTATACCATTAGTTATCTTAATAAAGTTAGCTTTTGGATATAAACTTGAACTTGGATATAAAGTAGGATGAGGCAGTAATGTTTTAAGTCTATTAGTAAGTTTTAAATTAACGATTCCATCAGGATGGGCATCTTCCAAAACAACACTATCATAGTTTTTTAGCTGTCTTGTGAAATCAACATGAAAATCAACTATTTGTGCTATTTTTTCAGAATCTATAATAAACTGACTTGTCTCCTCATCATAAGCACCCAACTCATTTACTACTGCATTAATTTTTCCCTCTTGTTTATCAACAATAAGTTCAGTTTGTTTTATTCTTTTTTCAGTTTTTGTTGCATATTGATATTGAGTAGTAGTCTTGTCAAGTTCTTTAGCACTTAATGATTCTTTAATACTTCCATCTATAGTTATTGAATAATCGAACACTACGATAGGCATTAAATCGCCATTTTCGTGTCTTAAATTGATTTTATCTCCTACTTCATACCAACCTAAACCCTCTGTATTAATTTCAAAAGGATAGAAATATGTTCCTTTTAACTTATTAAATATTGGAATAATAGCAACTTGTCTTTGAGTATCCATAATTAAATTATTTTCAATCTTAAACTCTGTTAGACCATTTGCCTCAATAGATGCATTATCTTTTAAATAAAGATTATCCTCTTGTGGTGTTCTTGCTAATACTACACTATTTATTTCTCCATATTTAGGTTTTAACTTAAGATTAAACAAGTTATCATATGTTATCTCTTCGTTAGTATCAGTTATCTCTTTAAAATAAAGAGTATCTTCACTAATAATACAAGTTGATGCACTTGCTTCTGCTATTTGGACTAATATATCCCTATATGTTATTCCATTTATCTCTGAATATAGTTCTTTTGCTATTGGCAAATTACCATTTATAAGTGATGTATTCTTTAGTATAAGGTTACACTTCATAGCTATTGCTTGAGTAAATTCAAACATAGTTGTTGGATAAGTAACTGATAAAGGTTCATATGGAATCATTGTATTAATCATTTTGTCATAAGCAATGATTGTCATTATATCGCTATCTTCTTTTTTAGATACTTCTTTAACAAAGAAAGAACCTGCATCGATATATTCAAATGCAGTTCCTACTTTCACTCCATAAAATACCTTTATCCATTTACCAACTAAATTATAGTTACCTATTATAGTAGCTTCTAACTTTTTCATTGCAGTTCTGCAAAGTGATGATTCAACACTTATTTTAAACGATACTAAATCTCCATCGTTTCTAATTTCAGTATTGTTATCAAGTAAAATATACCCATCTATTTCTTTAATAGGTTTTTTCATTTCTTCTTTAAAAGAATTACTTACTGCTATCATTCGTATCTTCTCCTACTAACAGGAATAAGACTTATATCAAACTCATCATATAAACCTTTTCTACGATTAAATAAACTTGTATCATAATCTCCTGCATAATAAGTTGCAGTATGAGTTGTTTGAGTTCTTACATCGAACCACTCTACTTCAAAAAAGTCTTTATCAAAGATTTGAGTTAATGCAGACATTTCACTTTGATTAAGCTGTCTTATTTTTAGGGTTATTTTAGGAAAAATTCCAATCAATGTAGCTCTTACATCTCCTGCCATATTTCTATCAGAACTTTTCCATAGTTTTGCCCTTTGAACCTTAAAGTGTTTTATATGAGGTATTACTGTCCCATCAATTTTGATTAAATCTCCACTATATATCATAAAAACACCTCCCCATTGGTTTCAAAATTTCTTTTTTCTTGATAATCAATAAATTTACTATAAATAGTATCTTCCCCAAGTTTTATTGTTAGGTTAATAGGTTGGTCTCCTCCTGATATCTTATCATCAAGTTTATTAGCAAGTTCAGTTATCCATCCTGTATTTCTTTCAAGTGGCATTACAACTTCTTTTCCTGCCTCTCCTACCATTGCATATGTTGGTCTATCAACTACACCACCACGAGCAAGTTTTTGTATTTTAGGTATGTTTAAACCTTTACCTCCGACACCTGGCACCCAATCAGGAATCTTTAACTTATTAAGTCCACTTATAAAGGCATTAATACCATCTATTATTACATTAATAGGAAATTTGAATATTCCTATTAAACCATCAATGATATTCTTAAATGCAGTTTTAACTCCATTCCAAGCTCTTTTCCAATCGCCTGTGAAAACTCCCATAACAAAGTCAATAACTCCTCTAAAGAAACCTAATATACTTTTAACAGTATCAGATACTACTGCTACCACTGAACCAAGCACTCCTGATATTATTGAACCTAACCAAGCAAATGCAGGTGCTAATACTTCTCTTAAAAAATTAGATATTGGGAAAATAAACTTATTATAGATTTCAAGTCCTGCATTAATTAATGTTCCTACAAAATCAATTACTTCTTCAACTAGACCCTTTAAATGCTTATCCCATAACCAACTTAATGTTTCTAAAAATGGTGCAACTATAGGTTCTATGATGTTATCCCAAAGTGATTGAAATTGCCCAACTATGTTATTTACAAACTCTCCTATATTATCTACAAGAGGTTTACCATGTTTATTCCATTGTTTTAATAATATTCCTGTAAAATCACTCCATGCTTGAGTTATTATTTGAAGTGCAGGGTCAATATAATCAGTCCATATTGAAGTAAATAACCCACCTATACTTTCTGATATAATCGGTGTCCACTCTTCAATAGCTACTGCAGTATCATTCCAATATTGAGTAAACAGCTCACTCATATTAGTAAATGTTTGACCTACATTACCCTCAATGTTACCCCAAGTATCAATAGCATTTGAACTTATGGTATCCCACATAGTTTTAGAATATGTTACAAAACCATTAAATCTTACTTTTAGATTATTAATATATGCTTGAACAGGTTTACTATCCCATATATTTTTTAGGGTTTTACCTACATCTCCAAATACTTTTTTGATTTTATCGGCAATTTCGCTTGATTTGTCTACTACTTTTGACATATCAGTATCAAAACCACTTAAATCAATACCACTCATATCAAAGGTCGCACCACCACCTGAATCATCTCCACCATCTGAAGAACTTTCGTTTAATACATTCATTTCATCAAATGATGCTAAACCTTTTAATTCTTTGTTTAATTTTTTAGCACTACCTGTTGCTTTATCTAGTCCTTTTGATGTTGAACCACCTGCACTTGTTCCGAGATTTTTCATACTATCTGATACTTTTTGAACTTGTGATTGTGGCTTTTTACCAAATACACTACTTACCATACTTACAGCCCATACTGTCGCTTTAACAAAACCTGTAATATAAGGTATTACTTTATTTATCGCTTTAGCTATTCCTTGAAAGAAACCTGCTATATTGGACTGACCTATTGCATTCATTATTTCTGCTAGACCTCTTGTAAAAGCAGTCTTAACATTAGCAATAGATGTTCCTATTCCACCTGTTGAATTTCTCGCTTGTTCTTCAAATGATGCAAAGCCATTTACTCCTTTTTGGTTCATTTCTACTAACTTTTTCATAAAGTCGTTCATAGAAATAGAACCATTACGAAGTGATTCCCCTAAATCATTAGCACTTGCAAGCCCCATTGCTTTAGCAACTTGATTTAATTGAGCTGGCATCGCAGTCATTGCACTTCGCCACTCCATCATATCAGGTTTACCTTTTGCATATGCTTGACTTAATTGTTCCATCGCCGATGACTGAATTTGCATATTAGCACCACCTGATAATATTGCATTATTAAGTGCTAAATACATTTCAGTAGATGCTTTAACATCTCCATTTGCCGATGTGAACCTTTGCACTGAAAGAGATGCCTCATCAAGTGTAGTAGGTAGTCCGACAAGTTTATCGCTTAATCTTTTAATAGATGCTTCTGCATCTTCACTACTAACACCTAAATTCCCCATAACTTTAGTGTAATTGTTTAATGTATCTAATCTATTTATAGCCCCATTTAGATTTGAACTAACAAGACCTACTGCTTTTGATACTACTTTTAAAGCTAAACCACCCTTAAGGAATGCACCTGTCATACCTTTTGAGGTCTTTGTGGCTTGTTTTGATAAGCTATCAATACTTTTGTTAGCTTTATTGATTTCGCTTTTTAAAGCATCGGTTTTTGCTGTTATTAAGACTTGTAATTCATCAACTGTCATTTACTACACCTCCCATCTTTATCGTGTTATATTTTGCCTGTCTCTCCATATCTTCAACAGACATTTCTTTTACTTCTTCATGCACATTCTCTGAAAAAGGTTTACTTGGATAACTTGCAGGGTCGTTAAAAGCAAATGCTATGTATTTACCAAGCAGATAATTCATAGTATCTATCTCTTTTACTCTTCTTTCTTCCTCTTCATTAAACACTTTTACATATTTATTCCATTGTTTTGGGTTTAAAGTCCAAAAATAATCAAGAGTTAGTCCAAATCTTATAGCATCTTCTTCTAAATCTCGCCACAAGTCGCCAAACATTATAGGTTGCTTATCTCTTTTTTGATTTGAGATAATCTCTGATTCTTCAGTGAACGAACTGCTTCCACATCCACTTCCCTCGACAAAAAACCCGCATTCATTAACGCTTCCATAATGTCTAAAATCAAATCATCTTTATCTTTTTCTGCTAAATATTTATCTATCATATCTAAAGCTACTGTCCTACTTACTCCATGAACCCCATTATCATCGGTATGTCCTTTTTGGATGAATAGTGCAAGCATACCTACACTTGTATCTGCTATACATTGTTCAATAGGTTGTTTTCTTGCTTGTTCTATTTCATCAATAGTTTTAGCGTTATAACTTAAGTTAAATTCCATTATTTTCTTCTCCTTTTATATAATTTTTTCAATAAAAAAAGAGGTGCATAGATTTCTCTATACACCCCTATAATTAAACAGATGGTGTATATACAGGTAGTCCACTTACACGAAGCGTTCCACTAAAACCAATTAAACCATCAGTTGTTTCCTCTGTAGTTTTGAACCCTTTTACGAATGCAGTGAACTCCCATTTAGCACCACTTGGGAATACTACTTCCCATGATTCAGTAGTTCCTGCAGATATTAAAGCCATCATCTTGCTAACAGTTTGTTCATCATCTTTTTTCTTGATAGTTCCTGCTATTGCAACATCTCCTGCATCCATATCTCCTGCCATGTATTCTTTCGCACCATTTGGGCTATCAAGTGTTGTAATATCAATTTCTGATATTTCTACACCGATTTCCCCTATAGATGTTAAAGAACCAACAGTCCAATCGTTTACTTCACTACCACTTTTTATTTTCTTTAGCGATGTTCCCATTGCTCTGATACTTTTACCTAGATTACTCATAAATACTCTCCTTTCAATCTACTTTGTAGAATTTTTATAAAGTTTTATCTTTTTGTATTGAATCTTGTAACTATGTGATATATGTTCCCAACATTAGGAACATCAGCACTATATGTCATTAAATACAATTCTTCTCTCATTTTCTCTTCAACTTGCCTTAATAATTCACTAGCACTTACACTATCTTCTGCCCATATATCAATTTGAACTTCAATATTTTGACTATTGATTTCATTGTCCAAATCAAGTTCGACATCATTTTGTGTAATACTAAAATTTATAAAAGGAAGTTCATTGAATTCAGTAGGTTGTGATTGTGCCACTCCTACATTAAGTTCACTCAATTTATTAAATATATCTTGTTTCGGCATATACATTATTAACCACCTTTACATATGGCTTTGAGATTAACTCTAACCTCTTCTTTAAGTATTTCTTTTACATATCTTTCGCCTTGTTTTAAAGCAGGATACATATATGGTTTAGCAACTTGACCCTCTGTATAATAAAAAGTCTCTCCATCATCAGGAGTATATATCCATCCTGTATCTCTATAAGATAGATTTAAACCTTTTACTTTATGAGGATAAGTTCCACTACCAACAATACCTGTTCCAAATTCAATAAATGGTGCATGATGTAGGTTAGTATAAACTTTACCTACTGCTCCATCTTCATCAGACTTAACTTTCATATGAATAGATTCTTTTATACTTCCATAAGGTGCTAATTCTTTCGCTTGACCATGAACGAATGTAGTAGCTTTTTTAACAGCTTTTTCTACTTCCATGTTAGCGATAGCATTTAGTCTTTTTTTAACTAAATCTGAATTTTTAACTGTGATTGATGCCATAATGCACCCACGATTAAAATATGACTATCACTTTCTATTAAGTCAGTGATGTTATAGATTTTGTCTTTATACCTTATTAAGTCATTAATTTTTAAACCATCATAATCAGTTGTTATTGATATGTTAATGTCATACTTAAGACCATAGTCCTCTTGTAATTTTTTGAAATTGGAAAAACTAACATTTCCATAAAAACTATTTATTGTATCTAAACCTCGCATATTGAAGCCACCCTCTGCATCAAGCATTGATTCTTTACTTAAAATCTCTACTTTCTTGTCATAAAAGGTGTTTTTTATAACCTTTTTAAAGCTATTTGGGATATACAACTGTTACTCTCCTATATCTTGATAAAAGACTCTCAAAACCTGTGAATAATTCATTATCTTTAGCATTAGCAAAGTAATTTGTTACCTCATTTGAGTAAGATACTGATTGTCCATTATCAGATATACTTGATATAGCACGATTAACTTCGTTATTTTGGGCTAATTCTCTGTCTTTTTCTACTTTCATTAGTCCATTATTAATAACTCTTGCTAATACTCGTTCTATGTTTTGTGGTATATCTTCTCGGTTTAGATAAAGTAAAACCCTATCTTTAACCTCTGCGATTGTAAAATTAATTACATCATCATCCAAATTTAAAAGATTAGGGTTTAATACTTGTAAATAACCTCTAATTCTTTCTTCCATGTGATTACACCTAGAAAGAACTATTCTTTATCTTTATTATCTTCAGCTTTTTTGTTATCTTTTGACTTTTCTTTATTATCTTCAGCTTTTTTGTTATCTACTAATTCATACACTTCAGTGTATCTTTCGTATTGTTCAATTAAAGCTTCATTTGTTACAGTTTCAATATGACCTGTTTTTAAATTTTTAAATTTCATTTCACACCTCATTATTTATCTTTCTTTCTAAAAATTTATTTTTTTAAAATTAATCTAACTTATTAAGCTAAATACTTAATTAAGTCAGGCATTACAGCTTTTGTTCCTTTTGAGAAGTAAAGCTCTAATGAAATATCGTTTGATAAAGGTATTTTATTAGCATCGTATACATCAGTTGTTACAGGTTGCCCTATAGCACCATCAATCATACAAATAGCAGATTTAGTTTGTCTGTGGTTAGAATATACTCTTACTTTGTGGAATAAGTTATCAGTTAAACCTGTTAATGAGTTTGGAACACTGTCAATATAATTTTGTAATGCTCCATATGTAGCAGGGTTTAATGTTAAAACTAACATATCTCTATCTACACCATCTACCCAATCATTAACTGTAGTTTCAACACTTTGAATAAGTGCTTCAATCTTGTCTTGGATAGCATCTACACCTGTTGCAGGAGTTACTAATGTTCCCTCTGCTTCAGCTTTAGCAAAGAATTGATTATCAAGGTATGAAATCATTTGTTTAGCATGATTTAATTTTCTTTTTTCTGCCATACCTGTAATTCCATATAATTTAACATCTTTCTTACTTAATTCTTCCACAATTTCTTTATCAGTATCTATATTAATAGTTACTTTACCTGTATCTTGTAAATTCTTACCTTTTCCACCTGTTCTTGCAGTTCCATAGTTATCTACACTAGCATTTTTAAATCTTGATATTTCTACCGAACCACTTTCAGGGTCTCCTGAATAGTTCTTATTCTTGATTTGCTCTGAAACAGCACCTTTCATTACTGCTTCAATTACCTCTCCATATGTTTCTGCTAATTTATCTTTATCAGTTGAATTTATATATATATTTCTTGCATCTTGTCTTGCCATTATACATTCCTCCTATTCTTCGTTATTTAAAACGATGTTATTATTGGCTTTTTGTCGTTATCTTCTTGATTTGAATTTGAAAAGTCTTTTGGAGGGTTACCTTTTAATTTATCGGTTATCCCTGCCTCTACTGAAGTGTTAAATGTTTTAGTTAGTTTTTCTATATTTTCATTCATCACTTTTTCATCGGCATTAATAACAAAATCAACAAGTTCTAAAGGAATCTTTTTCTCTGCAAGCAGTGTTTGAGCTTGAATTTTTCTTTCTCTTAAAGTAATTTCTTCTTCTCGAGCTTTTAACTCTCTTTCATACTTTGCTTGTGATTCTTTCGCCCTTTCTTCTTCTGTTAATTTCGCTTTTCTCTGCTCTTCAGCAATAGCAATTGCAACAGCATCCTCTATTGCTTTTTGGTTTTTCTCCCTTTCCTCTTTACGAGTGTTTCCCACAAGAATATTTACCTCATCTTGAGAAAATGTTTTTTCCACCTTTGCTCCCTCATTATTACCAACATTAGGTGTTACTGTTGGTTGAGTAATATTGTTATCCATTGATAACTCCTTTCTTCCGTTTTACCTCCGTCGAGTTAAAATAAAAAAAGAACATATTTCTATGTCCTTAAAAGTGCTAATATTAAGCACTGTGACACTAATAAGGAATTGGAGTAAACTTACTAGCATCACACTACCTAATAGTAGTGTATTTTATAAACTGTCAGGGTATGGTTCGTTTGTAACCCACCTTATTGAAGATGCCCTTAATAATGTTTGACCTTTTAGACTATTTGCTACTGTTGAATTTGGTGTTCTTATTTGTATTTTTCCACCATCTGCTCTTGTTAATACGTTATAAATTGCGTTTGTAAGCATTTCTTCGCCATCTTTTGAAATCATTGTTGTTTGGGCAGTGTTCGTTCCAAAACCTTGTGGAACTACTCCTAATGTTATTTTTCTATTATGTTCTAAAGTTGCATTTTCATCAATTCCAAAAGTTCCCCATTGCCCTTGAAAACCTAAACTTGAAAACACTGTATTATTTATTCTTCTAAACACTATCTTTGCATCACCCTTAATATTTGTTGGTATTACTATTACATTGCCTGTATCTCCTGCTGTTACTACCCAACCTCTTGCTGTATATACTTTATTTGGGTCATCACCATACTTAGTCCACACCCAAGCACCTACATTTGCACCATCAGTTGATATGTAAATTGTTCCCACAGGTTCGTTACCTGTGATTTTACCTTGTGTGGTTTCGGGCTTATCAGGTCTACCAACACCTGTTATTACATTAGCATTGATGTTTTCTAATTCTTCTATCTTTTCACTAATTTGACTATACCAAGTATCATATTCATCAGGTATCACTTCGGTAGCTTCTACACTATTAGCAACTCTTAAAGTGAACTTTCTAGACTTGAATATAGGCACATTGGGAGTTTCTGAATCTTCTGTAATCATTAAGTTCATTTCAACTTTATCATCAGTAAGTAAACTTGACTTAATTGGCATAACATATGTTTCATCTAATTTAGTAATTTCAGTAATTACATACTTATTATTACCTTTTTCAATTTCAACACTTGGTGTTCCATTTACAAAACCATCTTTAAACTTAAAAACTATATTACCTTGTAGATTTTCTCCACTTACACCAATAAAACCATCTTCAAAGTAAACAACTCTTGTTGTTGGGTCTATAGTGATTAATATATCTTTCTTTGTCATAATCTTTTCCTTTCCAATAAAAAAGACACCTTTACAGTGTCTCTAATTATCTATATTGTTATTCTCTCCATATATTTTTCATTAAATATTTTGGTTTCTAACAATGGTTTTTTATCCTTTATTGATTCTTTAAGCATTTCTTGTTTTTCTTCTTCAGAGGTTTCGCTCCATTCAGGAAATAATTCTCCATTAGGAAACAACTTAAAATATTCATCTAATAATTTTAATGTTTCTTTATCAATATTAATTCCCATCATAACCTCCTTAATTCATCTGCTACATTTTTATATAAATTATCTAATTCATTATATATATCAGGTGCAACATTCTTTAACAACCTCAATTCTAATGAGCTATTTGTCATCTTCAAATATGTAAATTGAGCAAATAATTCTGCTTCCTTTGTATATTGTCTACTCCAATAGTTCTCGCTATGACCTGAAAACAACTCACTATTCATTTTACCCTCAGTTAAAGCACTAAATATATCACTTATCCTATTTGATGCATCTATCTCTTGAACTTCTTTACCTAATTCAACTCTCAAATAGTTAAGGGTTGTTTTATTAATTATACCATTATAATTCCTTTTTGTTAATTCTTTTTGAACTTTATCATAAATTTTATCTTTATAATCATAAAATTCTTTAGGAACTACTCCTTGGTTATTTTTAATAAAATCATCAATTAACTTAGTTAAATTACCACTTTTACTATATAATTGACCTTTTCTTATTCTCAAGTCTATTGCATGACCCATTTCGTGAATTATTGTTCCGCCACTTCTTACATTTACAATTTTATGTATGTGTATAGTATTTGTTGATGGTTCATAATTAGCAGGGTCTTTTCCTGCATCGTTGTTTATCTTAAAACCTAACTTATGAATGTTATCATATATCGTTTTATTATCAGGTTTAGTAAAATCAATAAGTTTATGTGCTATCTTCATGTTATCATTGATATCAGTCTTTGATGTATTAACATACCATCCACTTTTATCCATCATCAATTCATTGGCATTATATTTAATATTAGATATATTTTTATACCACTCTTTATAGCTAATATTACCAATTAACTCACTTTCGCCTGTTATTGGGTTAGTTGCTCTTCTTTGCATCATTCTTTCGACTTCTTCTCCAAGATATCCTCTTGTTGTTGACCTACAGTTCGGATGCATTGGTGGATAATTAACTCCTACTTCCATATCTTTATACTTAAATACCTTATTATCTAGGCTTTGACATATTTCTGATGTTTTACTATCTAATACTGCTACATAGACATACTTATCAATTCCCATTTCTTCATATGCCATAGCATCGGCTTGATTATTGAAATAATTAGTTTCAGTTCTTACTAATCTTTTAGCATAGTATTTACCTACATTAAATCTTTCTCTTATTTGTTGTGCTGTTTTATCTTGTCCTTGACCTGATAATAATGCACCACCTATAATCTCGCTTATTTGATTAGCTAGTATATCAGTGTTTCCCCATACTCTTGATGAGTAGTTTCCACCATGCCATTTTTCTGATAAAATCGCTTTCATCATATTATCATCAATAGTCGCAAAGTTAAAATCATAACCTGTTCCTATTTGAGTGTCATATATCGCTTTGTAATATCCATTATTAACTACATCTTTATATAGATTAGTATGTTGTAAGACTTCTTTAGGGTATATTTCTTTAACTTTTTTATATAGTTCAAGTTGAAGTCTTTCTAATCTATTTATTCTTGATTTATAGTTATTTTTGACATATTTATCATATCCTAACTTTTTTAACTCTTTAAAGTGTTTACTTGTTTCAGTTTTAGTTAATAATTCCATTAACTTTTGAACATCAATACCTGTTTGAGTTGAATAATTACGATATGCACTCTTTATTTCTCTTTGAATATTACGATTAGCTTGTTCGTATATTTTGAATATCTTTTTTAGATATTCCTTACTTCTTTTTTCACTATCTAAATATCTTGATAACTTTCTTTTATCCCAATAATTACTCGATTTCATCTTCTATACCCTCATTTGCATCAGGTATTTCATCAGTTTTAAAATCTTTATCAATTACTTCTTTATCTTCATTCTCTTTTGCCTCGATGATATCTTTGGCATCCTTGATAAACGATAATTGACTAATTAATGTTTCTTTATCAATAAAGTCTGCAAGATTATTTATCATTTGACTTATTTCAAAGTCATTACTTGGCAAGTTTCTAGTAAATATTACATCTACTTCTTCTAAAGGCACTATTTCCATTTTAGAATTAGTTGATAAGAAGTTATTATATAATCTAAATCTTTCTTTTAAACCTTTTTCCATGTATCTTGACTTATTCTTAATGTTTTGTTCAAATGCTAATAATTTATACCTTAAAGCTACTCCTGATGAGTTTCCTACAAAGTTTTCATCACTCATATTAGGTGTCATACTGATTTTATGAATATCTCTTTCAATATTCTTTCTTAATATATCAACATCTGCCTCTTGTAGTGTTTTAATTAAATACTCGGCTTTACCATCAGTAGGAATGTTTGCTATCATCCTGCTTTCTTTTAGTTGTTCTGCTTGCTTTGTATCAAAGTCCATACCATATAAGCAAAATATTGCATCAACTAATTGCTCTTTGTCGTTAATTCTATCAGACTGCAATAAATTATAAGCATCTATCAGTGTAATTACATTTTCAAAATCTCCTAAATATTCAGGGTTATTCTTATATTCGATTAATGGAACACCACCAAACATATGAGGTTTAGAATCTATTTCTTCCGTTTTAGTCTTATATAACTTATAAGTTGTTATATTCTTATCATCTATAACTATTGTTTCGTAGTATGACCTTTTGTTTTTAATGTTTATCTCTCGATATACTACTCCAAATAGTTTATTGTGTTCAACTGTATCATCATATACTACAACTGCATTTTCATTGTCTATTTCACAACTTTTAGGTTCTGCATTTTCATTTACATAGATATATTCATGTTGAATACCATATATTGATAAACTCTTCGCTATTTCGCTATCTAAATCACTTATTACTTGTCTATTATAAGTATCAAGCAGTGGTTCTATATCAACATCATCATTTACTTGATAATCTACTTGATTACCTAATAGGTATCCTACATTTGTATCAGTGATATATCTTGCATGATTTATCATTACTTTATTGTTCATTACTGATTCAGTTTTCTTTCTATCAAGTATGTCGTGTTTACCCATGTAATAATCAGATAATTTTCTATATCTTGATTTAATTTTATCGTTATAAGCAATGATATCATTTAATACCTTTGCTGTTATTTCAGTGTCTTTTGGTAGTGTATACATCTTTGTCCTCCTTTATAGTCCTATAGGCTTAACATATACCTTTGGACTTCTTACTCCTTTTATGTATTTATTTAATGCATATCTTATTGCATCTATTGTATGATTAAATGTATCAACAGGTTCATTTAGATATTCTCCTGTCTTTTTATCTTTCTTTAGAGTGTAGTTTTCAAACTCCTCAATAGTCTTAAAACATCTTTCATCAATGATAATCTCATGTTGTTGCATCCATTGAATACCATGTTTAACACTATCTTGTCCTTTGACTGCCCCCTCTATGTTTATTCCGAGTCTTTTTAACTCAGCTATACTTTTAGGTTCTGCACTATCTCCATATGTCTTTTCTTTAGCTAGTCCTAAATCAGTCATTACTTCGGCTATTTCATCATTTAACAGTCCTTTTTTGACATATTCTCCTGTTATATATATTCTTTTGTTATTCTCATCATAATAACCCCAAACAATAGCATTTGGGTCTACTGCATAACCAAAGTCTAAACCTTGTATCTTCGGAAGTCCTTTTATTTCTTCTTCTGATATTATCTTTTTTGTTATCTTTGGAAAAACTAATCTATCAAGTGTTGCAAACTCTCCTAATGTATATATCTTGTAATATGCAGGGTTTCTTTCTTTTAACCTCTCTAATTCTTCCCTATAATCATCAGTTATGAACTTATTATCTTTATAAGTCGACTGAATGATTTTAGCATTATCAGGTGGGTTAATAAAGAAGTAATCATATACCCAATTTACCTTGCTTATAGGGTTAAACATTAAATATATTTGAGGGTTGTCTACTTGTGGTCTTAATCTTAATAATAGCTGTGTATAATCATCTAATGTTAATTCAGTAGCTTCTTCTATTACGATATCAGTAATACCATTGATAGATTTTATCTTTTCGGGGTCATCTAACCCACTAAATAAAAAAACACTCTTGTTAGGAAGTGTTATTTCGTAGTCTGATTTATTTATATTAGATGCTTTTGATAGTCCTAAATCACTTAATTGCTCTATAACTAAACTCCATATAGAGTTCTTTATAGTTCTTTGTATTTTCCTAATGAATAATACCTTTCTTTTATCATTTAGTGATTTTAGTAATACTTTTTGTAATACTCCATAGGACTTACCACTACCACCACCACCATAATAGACTTCTATCTTGTTTGAATAATCATCTATTGAATTATATATATAATCATTAAAATATCTATTATCTAATTCATACATTATTTTTTCTTTTTAAACCATTTAGGTGTTACATCTTCTACTTCTACTCTATCTAAATAAGCACCTTGCATTCTATTTAATTGCTCTGATGCTTTTAATACAGTATCAAGTTTAGCAGGCATCTCTATTGTAATAGTGTCTCCATTTTCATAAATTCCTATTTGTTCTTTTACTTCTCCTGCTATTATTTTAGATAACCACTCTTGTCTTTCTTCGATAGACATTATTCTTTTATCAGCTTGTGGTTTAGTTAGTTTTTGTATGTATTCCTGTATGTAAGGCTTTGTTAAGTTTTCATTTGCTATTTGTCTAGCAGATTTTTTACTATATCCTGACTTGATAGCACTTGCTGTTGCATTACCACTTGAAGCATAGTGTTCACAAAACTTTTTTTGCTTTGGTGTTAATTTCATAATTTATTACCTTGCCTTTCTAAATATTTTCTTTTAATTAATAATTTACCTTTTCTTGTATATTCATTTTCATATTTGCTTTCAAAATCTTCTAATACTGAATGTATAACTTTTATTACTTCCTCGTTTATTCCATTTTGATTTTGGTATAGTAATAATCTATTTATAAAGTCATACATTTCTATCTCTCTTGTTTCTATAGCATTGTGTAGATACTGATGAGAACATTCTGTTAATATTGCTCCATTGGATATCATCTCTTTTCCCCCATTGCACTTTTTTTGGATGTGATGAAATGTTGGGCTTGTCAGTGTATATCCCATAAAGTCTATATCTGATAAACCATATAGATTAATCATAGTAATTGTTATGTTCTTCATAGTAGCTACCCCTTATATTTTATTTATCTTCTTTTTTAGGTTTCTTTTCTTCTTCTTTTTCTACGATTATTTCGTATTTAGTTCCAAATAAAGTTATAAATAATCTACCATCTTTATCAGGTTTTACTCTTAATTGATTCATCTTTATTCCTCCTTATATCCAAATTATTATTCCCATTAAGATAAAGGCTATTGTTATAAATGCCCATATATCTTTTTCGTATTCTTTAAATACATCTGTAAAATTACTTGCCGATGTAAATGCTAATAGACTTATTATTATTGTTAATACTACTTTCATATAATTACTCCTTTTCACTACAAAAAACCACAAAGTAATTACACCTCGTGGCTTTTAAAAACATCTTTTATAATAATTTCATTCTACTCTATTTTAACTCTTTATATTGTATGTTGCAAGGACACCAAATGGACAGGGTTAGGACATTTTAATAAAAAATAAGAACACCTCTTAAGTTAGATGTTCTTTTATAAGTGACAAAGGTCTTAAAATAAATTATACCCTTTAATTTATCGTTGATATATTGCATATCGTTTATTGCTGTTAGACCTTTTATATTTTTTATTTAATCAAGACACTTAATATTGGAATCGAACCAATCTATTATCGGTGTTAGCGACAATGTTCTCCATTGAAATTTCTTATTGTTTGCTGTATGTGTCTTTATTATGTTTTATTTTAACAATACTCATTTTAAATATCTTAAAAGGATATCGGTTAGACCAAACTATATGCTGTGTGAGTATTTATTCAAATACTTATAGTATATCACTTTTGGATATCTTTTTCAATGTCTTTTGCATATTTAATTAAGATATTATCTATATAATCATCCATATTAATTACATCAGGAAGTAACATTAATGCTTGAATATCATAATCCGATAAATAGATATGTCCACATTCATCATATTCAGGAGTTGTTCTATTTCTACCATTAAAATTCCACCATATAATTTTAGTTTCTGCTCCTGCTTTTTTGAACATTTTCATAGTTTCTTCTTTACTTTGTTTTGAACCATAATCAAATTCCATATCAGACATTACTATTAAATATTTAGGAAACTTCTTTAAACCTTTCAATATCTCCATAACTGCTCCAAAATCAGTATTGCTACAGTCTCCTGTATACATGCTTTCGTATTGGTCTTTTAAAGTTTTACCTTTAATTGTCATCAACTGTGGATAACTTGAGAATAATATAACTTGATTAGGTGCATAAGTTGAATGAGTTGCAAGTGCATGTGCTATTGATGTTGCTTTACTACATAAACTTGATGGGCTATATAAACCACCCATTGAGCCTGATGTATCTAAAACACATATACAATCTAATTCTAACCCTTTAGTTTCTTGCTCTACTATTTTTTTACCTATAACATCACTTGCTTCATCTGATTCATCATTAGCATTTCTAACTGTCTTATAAGCATCGTGAACATTAGCTGTTGTTGTATTAACTTTTGCCTTGTTTTCTTTTACTGCATTGATATATTCTTCAAATCTTGGTTTTATATCTTCTCTAGTTGAGAATGTTTTTAAATATTTAGTCATAGCTAAACTTGGAACTTTTTCAAAATCAATTGTTTCTACTAATGGGTGTTTATAATTTCCTTGTTTAAACACATCATTTAGTGGTGTTCCACTTCCATCAGGTTCTGCATAAGATAACTTGTATTCAGTAGTAGATTCAACTTTAATTAGTTGTCTATACTCTTTTTCGCTTAACCCCCCACATTTTGCATAATGCTTTAGCTATCTTTTTATCTTTCCCTGTAAGTCTTGGTAACCACTTTTTAGCAAGTTCATTTCCCTTTTTTGCCTCTTCATATATTTTGTTTATATTTTCTTCATTAGGAATATGCCACAAATCATCATACCTACCTGCTAATACAATATCATTAGCATCTACTTCTGATAATTCCATTAGCACTCTTCCTAAATCTCTACGACCTTGTCCATATCTTGGGTCTCTCATATACATTGAAAATAATTTTTCTTTCATACTATTTCCAATTTTAACTTGGTCTAAATTCTTTTGAAAAAAGTCTGCCATAAATAACAAATCTATTAAATTATTTCCTGTTGTGTTGTATGCTTTATCTCCATTTTCAGTTCTTTTTTCTGCCATTATCTTTTTTAATTCATTTATTTCTTTCATTTTAATTCTCCTTTACTAAATAAATCATATTTCTTCTATGCTATCGTATGGAAATAGTAATATCTTTATTTCATTGATTAGTCTATTTCTATTTCTTCCGATAGTTCTTGGCTCACAATTGAAGTAGTTCGCCATTTCTTCATAAGTTTTATTGTTAAAATACTTTAACTCTATTATCTGATAAAACTTATCATTTCTAACTGTTTGCAAGATGCTATTTATTCTTTTTATTTGACTATTGATAATATAGTTTCTTTGTAATATCTTGCTTATTTCTTTTTCTACTATCTCAACTTCAGATTCAAACACAGGGGTTGGTGTTGATTTACCTTTGATTACTCCACTTGTTTTTGGGATACCATATTCTTTTAAATCATCTATTTGTTTTAAGTTATGTTTGATAGCATCTTTCAGTTTTGGTAGTAAATATAACAGTTGTTCAGTCTTTTGGAATGTATTTTTCTTTTCCTTAACCTCAAAGCCTTGTTGTCTTAAAATTGTAAATACATTTTCAGTTGTTAATTTTATTATTTCGTTTTCATTCATATTTAATCTTCCTTTATTCCTAATTTTTCTAATTTTTGTCTCATTAAGAAACACTCTTTGTTTAAATCGCTCGCTATTTGTCTTAACTCCATTGAAAGATGAACTTCTTCATAATATTTAGACTTCCAATGTTCGCTATCTTGTTTATGTTTTCTAACTTCAGTCTCTAATGCTTTTGATTTGACAAATAATCTTCTATAGTCTTTTTCTAATAAGTCTAGTTCTTTTATCAACTCACTTTTCGTTCTTTGCATTTCAGGGGGTCTCCTTTTTTAATCTTCTATAACTTCATCTTGCATTTGTAATATACGATTAGATGTTCTATCTACTTTATATCTAATCATCTTTTCTAATTCTTCATTTGTTATTTCATAATGATGTCTAAATTGCTCTAATACTACAAATACATCAGCTATTTCTTCGATTATATGTTCTCTATACTTATCAGTGTTTGGTGTCTTGAAAGTATTACTCATTGCTCTTTTAAATGAACTTAAACTCTTTTCAAAACTACCACGACTTTTTTCTTCAATAATAGCTTCAGTTAATTCATACATTTCACTATTTAATTGTTTTAATTGATTATCTATTCCAAAATAATAAAATATACTCTTTAATCTACTTTTCATAATTTACCCCTTTCTTTTAAAATATCTTGCATTACTTTATCTTTCAGACTTTCAATTGCTATTACTATATCAGTAGCATCATCTTTATACTCATTAAGCATTCCACCGACAAAATATTCTTTACCATCAATAGTTCTAGCAATTTCATATTCTCGATATAGACTTGATAATGCATCTTCTAATGCTTCTAAAAATTTCATTCTTTTTCTATTTTTCATATTAACTCTCCAATATTTCCATTTGATATTTATATTCAAACATCTTCTTTTTTAATTTGTAGACTTCATTGCGATATCCTTTGCAATCTTCTACTATCCATTTATTCTCTTTTGTATCAAAGTAATAAAAATCTGCTATGTAATGTATGGCTCTTATTGTTTTACCATTTAATTTAAAACTTGGTTGTAATTCAAACTTTTTTTGAAGTTCTAAATCTTTAATCACTCCTGCTTTTTCTAAAACTTTCAATTCTTTAAATCTCGTTGCCTCTTTCTTACTATCAAACTTAATTCCATCTGTCATTACTTTTTTATTAGAATACTTACTCTTCTTTTTAATGATTATCATTTGTCATCTATCCTTTCAAAAAGATAAGGGTTACCACTTTGGTAAGGGTATAATACAAACTTGCTATCATTTACTACAAAAAGTCCATGTCTTTCTCTACCTCTTTTTTGCATTACCTTTTTGCCTTTATCGTATAAAAATCTTTGTATATCAGCATAATTATATTTGGGAGGTTCATCTATAAGTTCAAAAATAATAGATTTCTCATTGTTTCTTATTCTTACCTTTGTTTTTATATCGTGTCTATCTTCAATCGTATAATATCCATTTTTGATATCATTAATCGTGTATTTCATATAATGCCTCATCTCTTAATATTTCTTCAGGACTTCTGGTATCAATACCTTGTTCTTGGCATTCTTCAATTAACCCCTGCAACAATAATGCAAATTCATTTTCTTTTAACTCTGAACTTGGAACATAAACAATGTAGTTTATAAAGTCGCTTCCATTTTTTCTAATTCTATTCAACTCTTCAAAATACTTGATGCCTCGCAGTTCATATTCGGCAGGAATTAATGTTTGGTATCTTTGGCTATATCGCTTTAACATATTGAAATGTAGTTCTTCAGTTCCTATTTTTAAGACTAATGCAAGTTCGTTAAGTAATTTGTAATATTTAGAGTTTTGGTCGTTATTTCTTTTGTTTTTGTATTCCTTAATCTCAAAAACTTTATCTTCTTCCTGATTAAGTAGCCAAGTGATTAACTTATTTTTAGTTCCTTTAATCATCTATCCACCCTAACTCTTTACATTGTTGATATATTGCTTCTAACACATCAATAGTTAGTTGATAATTAACATCTATCGATTTGAATTTTAACTCAAACATAATAGAAGGACTTTGAATATATTTATCCATTATTGGCTTTTCATAATAAATTCTTTTTAATTCGTTATCTATTTCTTTTTTATATCCTAAATCATTAAACATTTCTTCTGCTTTCATTGTTCTTTCCCTTTCAACTTATCCAAAATTATCTCTAATCTTTGAATTATTGCATCTTTTGGCATATTCGGTGAAGCTTTTATCATTGATATATCAATTCCCAAACTAATAATTGCTTTATCTATTCTTTTTTCTAGTTTTTCAATGTAATCAAGTGTTTCTTTTGCTATTTCATAATTATCTCTATCAAGTTTTATAAGAACAGTTTTTAAATATCTTTGTTTCATCCGACTACTATCGGTATATGTAATATAGTATCTTTCTTCTTCACCATTTTTGATTGTTTGAGATAGTTCTTTTAAGAATTGTTTTATTTCTAGCATTATTCCTCCTTATCGTATTGTTGAATTATTTTATGACATTCTTTTCTAAAATTATTAATATTGCATAAATGCAGACAACTGTCTCCTTTTTTAAACTTAATTATAGTTTGATAGTCTTTATATTTTGGTTTCTTAACTTTGATAGAATTATAAGGTCTCTCATAAACATATTTAAAATCTAGAAAATAAACTATTGCAATATGATTTTTAAAATAATCAAGTAATTTTATTGTGTAATAATCATCTAATATTTTTTCAATTAATTTCATGCTAATTTCCTAAAATGGCAGTTCGAGTTCATCTTCATCAAAGTCATCTGCTATGCTTTCACCAAATTCAGCAAAGGGGTCTGACTTTTCTTCAACTTCTTGTGGTACTTCATTATTTTTTTTACTTTCTAAATATTGGATGTTTTCTGCTAATACTTCAGTAACCCAAACTTTTTTACCATCTTTATCTTCGTATGTTCTTACCTGTAATCTCCCCTCTACTGCTATCAGATTACCTTTTGTTTGGTATTTACAAAGATTATCTGCTTGTCCTCTCCAAGCTACACAGTTGATAAAATCAGTCTCTTGTTCTTTGTCTTTTATCTTTGGTCTATTCACAGCAAGTGTGAACGATGCAACTGATGTTCCTTGAGTTGTTGCTCTTAATTCAGGGTCTTTAACTAACCTCCCTATTAACATTATTTTATTAAGCATTTTCTTTCTCCTTTTTTTCTATTGATTTATTTATTTTTTCTACATATGTTTTTAACATATCTCTTAACTCTTTAATTAGTTCTAAACCATCTTCTTCACAAACTAATTCTTGTTTTAATTCAATTTCTTTTGATAGTAATGTTATTTCAATTAATATTTGGGTTAATTCATTTTTATTCATCATAAATATCTCCTTTAATCACTGCTATGATAAGTATTATTCCTAACACAGTGTCTATGCAAAATAATACAAATATAGCTTCTAATAATTCCAACATTACTTATCCTTTGGCAAAGTTATGCGAACATAACCTTTTCGCCCTTTTTTGATTTGTTTTTCAATCGTGATATATTCTTTTCTCTTTGCTTCGTATGTTTCGATTAGTTCTTTGTTTTCTTCTTCAAACTTTTCGCTATCAAGATTTTCAATTTCAATCTCTTCATCTTGCCCTGCTTCAACACGAGTTATCTTTGTTCCATTTGGTGTTTCCCATTTTTTGATGTTTGCTTTTACCATTTCATCATTTAATTGTTCTTTTAATTCTTTACATTTAGTTTCAATTGCTTTCATTTCAGCAAGTTGATTTTCTAATGCTACTACTTGATTAGCTATTGATGTTATATCCATTGGAAGAAGTTCTTCTTCAGTTAAGAATGGGTTTTCTTTTAGTTTGTTTAAATCTACAATAAACTTTTCAATTGCAGTGTTTATCTCTTCAAGTAAGTCTTTGTAGTTATCAATACTTACCATGAATATTTGAAGTCTCTTCTCATCAAATTCAGTTGAGAAATCTTCAGGTCTTGAATATACTGCTAATACTCCTTTTTCCTTTTCGGCAAGTTGCATATAGAAAAGTAGTTGCACTAAATACACTTTGTAATCATCTACATCGTTATACATTTGAGATGTTGTTTTAATTTCAAGAATAGCATCGCTATTCTTACCATCAAAGTTTCCTCTGAAATGGTCTTTGATTAAAACATCCTCTTTAAATGGGTTTTTAGTATATAAACTTTCGTTGATTTGATTTCTAATGATAGGTTCTAACTCATTACCATAATCGGTATATTGATTACCCTCGAAGTCATTATCTTGTAGTTCTGCTTTTTCAAGCAATAGGTCAAATCGTTTTTTAAAATCGCTTATTTCCATAATTATTGGGATATCACTTCCACCAATAAATTTATGTCTATTTTCTTTAACTGTATCTTTATTCATTTTCTTTTTCTCCTTTTTCAATTAAATCTTCTAATACTTTTTTAAATGTTTCTGCAGTGGTCTTCGTGTTTAGTTTGTATGCTTTTGATACTTTAACTATGTCTATTCCTTTTGATTTACAATAATCAATCAGTTCTTGTCTATAGTCAGTGTTCGCCACTTTTTCGCCACTTTTTGCAACTTTTTGCTCCTTTTTTGTAGGTTCTTTTGCAACTTCTTTTTCATCAATAGGTTCTTTAAACTCATCAGCTTCGCTATCGCTATAAACTCCTGCATAGGCTAATTTACTATTTTTAAGAACTACTCTATCGAATAATCTCTTGTAAGCCATTGCATAAGGATATCTTCCTGTCTTTTGTTTATAATTACTTGTGCTTACTTCTCCTACCTCGTAGATACCTTGTTCATCGTTTGAATAACTAAATACCAAACTATTCTCATATCCCTCTTTATTTTCTACAACACAAGATGGTTTAAACTTCATCTTCTCTTCAAGTGCATCGTTTATTTTTAAACACCCATTGTGTGAGATAATTAAACCTGTATAAGCCATCTTGCCACTTTTGGTTTTGTTCATTAATATCCAAAAGTCTGATTCTTCAAGTCCATACTTTTCACTTTCTATCATTTCGATTACTTTCTTTTTAGATTCTAAATACTTTGGGCTTTGCCACACTTCAACATTTTTGTTAGTGCTTGCATCGTATTCTTTTGTTTTTTCTCCAAAATCATATTTTTTATTTGCCATTTTTTTCTCCTTTACTTTTTAATGTTTCTTTAAATTCTTTTATCTGCTTTCGTAGTCTTTTATTCTCTTCTGATAACCTTTTCATTTTTTCTTCATTATCAATTATCTTCATGACTTTCTTATAAGTCGCAGTTTTTGTTTCTTCCTCTAACAATTCATATTTACCCAATAGTGTGTTATATTTTTTCTTCAGTTCTGCATATTTTGGTATAAACATCAATCTTGTTTCTAAATCAGGGTTGTTCATTTTAATTCTCCTTTCATATACTTTCTAATAATTTTTCCATTTCTTTTTTTTCTTCTTCAGTCATTGGGTCTGATTTAATATCTTTGTAAAACCAATCAGGTGTTCCATCATTTACTTTGTAATCATCTTCCCAACATTTATTGTTGAACCATGTGCTACCATGTTTAATGTATTGTTGTTTAATATCGTTCTTTTCAATGTAGTTGTTATAACTATCTATTCCATTTTTAACTTCTTCATAAGTAATTCCATCTTGTCTATATTTAAGATATTTTTTTAATGCTTGGTCTTTACCTTTTTTATTTGGATAAAGTTTCCATAACTCTTCAAATTCTTTCTCTATATCTTTACTATTTAGATTATTATTATGATTATGATTAAGAATATGATTATGATTATGATTACATAGAATGTTTTCGTTTTGTTTACCCTTTTGATTTGCTTTTGATTTTATTTTGTTTTCGTTTTGATTTTGTTTTGTTTTCTTTTTGATTTTGTTTTGTTCTTCATTTGTTTCTTTTTGGCTAACTTTAGACCTTATTTTGCTTGTATCTAAAGACATCTTCATAAAGTTCCATAATGCTTTATTTACACCATTTAATTCAGGCTCTATATCTTTAAAAACATAGTCAACTATTGCTACTAACATTAATTTTTTATTTTCTTCATCTAGTGAATCAACTGCTTCATAATAACTATCGAAGAAGCTAAAACTTTTTACTTCATTCATTCTTTTTACCTCCTCCAATTTTCAATTCACTTTTAACTAAATGTGTCGGAATTAGTATTTCTTTATTGTTTTCAGGTATAAAATAATTTTTCTCTTTTGCTACTTCTAACAAATGATTCATTATTCTTTTGCCTTGTGTTCTTCCAACTTTTAATAACTTTTGTAATTCAGTTAGGTTAATGTATGGTTTATCCATAGCATTACTCTTTTCTTAAATGATAGACTGCAATATTACTTGTTTTACCATACCTATTTTTAACACTTCTCATTACTGTCTCAATAGGATAACCTCTCTTACGAAGTTCAAAGATAATAGCTGATAGTCTTGTAGCTCCAAACAATTGAATTGCCTCAAAACTTGTTATTTTTCCATAGGTTTGCAGATACTTTAATACATCTGCTGTTTGACTTAATTCAGTTCTCATGCCTGCCTCCCAAATAAATCGTAGACATCTTTATCTTCTGTCCAACAAACTTTCACAATCGCTCCACCTTTACATTGATAAGAACCAACTTCGGTGTTGTAATCTTTAATTTTTCCATCTCCGATTACTGCCCAACTAAATACATTAATCATCCCTATTAGTGCAAACACTAATATCGTTACATTCCCCCATTTAACTCTTTTTAATATTTTTTCCATTTTTAATATTCCTTTCTTTTTTTTGCTTTCGTAGTTATTTGTTTAGCTCATAAGACAATAAGTCTTGTTTAAGAGCAAATAAAAATTCGCTAATCTCATTTTCATCAAGACCTATAGCACTTATGATATCTATGATTGTTTCCAATTTACAATCAAGTAAATTGTTCTCATAAGAATTATAGGTTTGTCTTGCAATTCCTAATGTTTTAGCAATTTCTTCTTGTGTCTTTAAAGACTTACTTCTTAATTTCTTAATCATTTCTGCTGATTTCATTTGATTTCTCCTTTCTATGTTTCCATTATATAACAAGACTTTTTGTCTTGTCGATAGCAATTTGACTTTTTGTCTTGTCAATTTTTGTTTTATTTTGTATAATACTTATGAAAGGGAGTGTTTACATGGAAAACTTTTTCTCACAAAATATAAAACATTTGAGAAACAAACATAATCTTACACAATTACAATTGGCTAAAAAGTTAAATAAAGACTATTCCACTGTTGGTAAATGGGAATTAGGACAAAGGTCTCCCATCATGTCAGATGTAATTAAAATAGCAGATTTGTTTGATGTATCAGTAGATAATTTAATCTTTACTGATTTAAGAACCAATTCAAGTGATGAGGATAAACTCAATACAGCAATTAGAACTTTATCTGAAGATGACAAAAAAGTAGTTATGAGAGTTGTAAAAGGTTTAAAAGGAGAAGATAATGAAAAATCTGATTAATAATTTTAAAAAATTAAAAGTTTGGGTTCAAGTGTTTATAATACTTATGCTTTATCCATTTATAGTTATCTCAATACCTTTTGTTATTATCTACTTTATATATGAATATTTTTATTTTAAAGGAGAAAAGTTCCAAGCAATAAAAAACAACATAAAAGAATATGTTGATGATTGCAATAACTTAAACGACCATATAGAAGAGTTAAAGACTAATTTTAAAGAAATTAAGTCAAAAGACTATGGCAGTGCTAGTTTAACTGATAATAGCTCTTATAACTACCAAAGAAAAGAATTAAACAAGTATAAAGATAACAAGTATGTTTATAATTGCAGTTTGCAAATATGTAGAAATGCACAAGAACAACCTTTTGTTTATTTAACTAAATACTTTAATCTTAAAAATGATGAAGAACCACTTAATATATTTGAAGAGATGTTAAACAATTTTGAATCTGCAGAACAAGGTAAAACATTACTTGAAAACAAAAGACAAGAAGTTCTTCAAAAGATAGATAATGAAATACCTTATTTAATTAAAACATTTAGAACATCAAAGTTAGAAAAAGAACTTGGGTTTAGTAAGATAGTGTTTAACAATTTGCACTTCCCTACTTATACATTTAGTTATATATCATCAGGTGGTAATGCCTCTATGAGAACTGATATAACATTAGATATTGATAATCTAAATAAGTTTGTTGAGTATTTATCTGATAATATTAAATGGAGAAAGTCAGTTCAAGGGCAAAGGGCATTAATGACATCTAAACTCCGAGAATATATCAAAGAAAGGGATAACTACACTTGTAAACATTGTAATAATTCAATAAACAATGAGCCTAACTTATTGTTAGAAATAGACCATAAGATACCACTATCTAAAGGTGGTATGACTACCGAAGATAATTTACAAACTTTATGTTGGAGATGTAATCGAACTAAAGGAAGTAAAATTATTGAATAAAAAAAGACCCTCGTTGGGCGAGGGCTGAAAAATCAATTTGCCTACGAAAGCACATAATAAAATTCAAAGGAATATCAAAAAGATATTATTCAAATAATATATAGATTTTTCTATTATATTATATCACACCTTTGATAGAAAGGAAATAATATAATGGCAGTTTATAAAGATAAAGAAAAGACTAAAGATGGCAGACAATGGCGATTTAAAGTCTATTATAAAGATTCAGAGGGAAAGTTAAAAGCTTATACCTCTAAAAGATTTTTACTTGAAAAAGAAGCTAAAGCAGAAGAAAGAGTGTTTATCTTAAATAGAGATAACCCAATTAAGAAAAGATTTGATTTAGTAGCAGAAGATTATTTTAAAGATGCATTTAAGAGAATTAAAGAATCAACTGTATTAAGTTATTATTCAGTATATAAAAACAATATAAAACCTTATTTTAAAAACAAATTCATAGATGAAATATCAGTCCTTGACATAACTAATTGGAAAAATAAGATAATGGATAGAAAAATATCAGTTGCATCAGCTAATCAATATTATGTAGTGTTCAAAGAAATATTTACTTTTGCTAATAAAAAATATGAATTAAACTATAACCCTGTTGAATTATCAGGAAGATTTAAAAGAAGAAATGATGTTGTTGTTGAAGATAAATCTCTTAAATATATTACCTATGACCAATTCCAACAATTATTATCAGTTATTAAAGATGATATGTGGTATACTTTCTTTACTACATTATACCTTACAGGTATGAGAAAAGGAGAAATACAAGCTCTTAAGTGGCAAGATATAGATTTCTCTTCTAATGTTATTAAAGTCTTTAAAACAGTCTCTTTTAACACGAGAGGAGCTAAATTTAAAATAACTAATACCAAAAACTACCTCAATCGTGAAATATCAATGAGTAGAATTTTAAAAGAAGAACTGATAAAATATAAAAAGAAAGTCATGCAGTATAGTGATTATAGTAATGATTGGTTTGTCTTTGGTGGTGGAGATGTATTATCAGACCACCAAATAAATAAACATCGTATAAGATACTTTAAAGAGTCTAACCTTGAAAACTATATGATAACTATTCATCAGTTTAGACATAGTCATGTAAGTGTTTGTATAAATGAATATTTAAAATCAGGTGGAACTGATACAACTAAATTCTTCTTAATGATGTCTCAAAGGATGGGTCATTCGTTAAGAGTTATGCAAGAAGTCTATCTTCACTTATTCCCCCAAACCCAAGATAAAATAGTTAATTTATTAGATAATTTATAA